CGTGGGCACAGCGGGCCGTTGCGCAGCCAACAGTAATCACACTGCCGTGAATCCTGTTGTCACGCTCGACGAGTTTCAACCAGGCGTTGTTGCCTGTGCTGAGTTGACCCAAACGTTTTTGAAGCGTAAGGATCTCAACGAAATCCTCAGCTCCAGGGATCTTCGACAGAACCGTTTCATCCACCTTGGGTTTCCCCGATTCGGTGAACTCCTCTGGCTTCCACCCCAGATGGTTCTGTAACACCCAAGCAATGTGGTCTCGGGAGTTGGGATTCAACTCTTTGAGACGGCACATAGTCGCCCCTTCCACATATCCTCTGGAAGAGTCTTTACGCCTTGGGGTGAAGAGCCCTCCGTCAACGAACGGGAACCGTTGTCTCAAGCGCTCGTTGAGAGTATTCAGTTGTCCATTGATCTCGCATTCAAGTTCCAACGCCCCTTGAACGTTGAAAGCAAAGCCAGATCTTTCCTGCAGGGCGACGAGACTTGCAAATCTCATCTCAAGGTCAACGGCACAAGGGATGCTGCTGGCCTTAGGTTGCAACCTGTGCCAAAGCTTAACATTTAGTTCCGTATCGCAGACACATCGCTCAGCTAGCTCGTCAGTCAGCTTGCTGAAGTCAGTTAGATCTGCGTGTTTCTTGCTGTGTCCAAGGCGGTAACCGTAAGCCTCAAGGCTGTGTCGTCCATACATCTGGATCGGCATACCCTCCCACTTCTTTTTGAAGTCGTTATCCAAGATGTTGGGATACAGCATTCGACACAGGATCAACGTGTCAATGATCTTTCCCTTTGGCTTGAACTTTGGGTACACCTGCTGGATCGCAGGGATGTCGTACTGAATAATGTTGTGCCCGACTAGGACCTCTGCGTTTTCAAGGATCTCCAGCCACTTTTTCGGGTCTTTAAGCAGCTGCGTCTGGTTCCCCGTGTGGATCGCACAGCAGTGAATCGTAGTGACGTCCCTCACATTGAGGGCATTGGTCTCCACATCGAACGTTATCGTCGATAAAGAGCTCAAGTCGCCTGCTGTAGCAGAAGTCGAAGAAGTCTTCGAGCCTTTCGTAGGAAAGTTGATGGCAGCTGTCATTGGACTTGAAAAAGGACTGGAGATGCCTCTTCGCCTTTTCGGTCACAGCAAGAGCCGTAACCTTAAGCGAGTTCATCTCCGAAACGTGGACATCAAAAGTCGGTTTCAAAAGAATCATCAAACTCAGCGGAACTTTTCACACCGCTCTCTTTAAACTCCAACATTCTGCCTGTACTTTCGCTGTATTTCACCGATCCCGATACACCACACCAGCCAGTGAATCGGTTCTTGAGCACACGGACAACAGTTCCGTTTGAGTCTCCCTGAGATTGCTGATTGCGCTCAAGCCCAATACAGATATCACTAAGTTGGCCGATAGCAGCGCTGCCGCGAAGTTGACTGAGTGAAGTTTGGGCTCCGTTCTCATGGCCTTTGTCGCCTGTAGGTCGGCGTAAGTGTGACACCAAAAGCATCCCGCAGCCTGTTTCTTCAACAAAGCTTCGTAGTTTTGTCATCGTTTGATCGATGGCTCTTCTTTCATCACCTTGGTCCAGACCTGAGACAAGAATCGATAGGTGATCAAATACGATCCAGTTGCACCCGCAACCAGTAACCAAATGACGTATACGGTTAAGCAGAACGGTAGGGTCGAGAGAGCCAAAATGGTCGTACAGGTATAGCCTGCCCGTTCCAAGAGTTTTTTCAAAAGCGGTTTCGATTTGTCCATCGGTGAAATGACCCCGGTCAATGTGGATTGGATAATTGAGTTCCATACCGACAAACCGCCGTGCAGTGCGTCGGATGTTTTCTTCAAGAGCGACGTAGCCCACTGTTTCGTTTTGATTAGTGAGCAAGTCATGCGCAATTTCTGATACAAAGGTACTTTTCCCGATCCCAGAACCTGCCGTGATAGTAACGAGCTCCCCTCGACGAAGGCCGTGAAGCTTGTCGTTTAGGAACTTGTAGGGATATTGAGCGCTCTCAATCTTGGGGTCTTCTAGGACCATCTCAAGCAGCTTGGTACCGCTGATGATCCCGTCTGGCTCGTATTCAGCAGCTGTCCACACCATCTGCATGATGGCTTTGCTGTCGCCAGCTACAAGAGCCTCGTTGGCATCTTTGTACTTTTCAATCTTGCCGATCTTTCCTACCCGTGGAGGCAGGAGCTGTACGGCTTTCTTAACGGCTTTCTGTCCGTGATCATCGTTGTCAAAACACAAGATGATCTCTTCAAACTTCAAAAGCCAATCGAGATTACTCCGAATGGATTTCTCCGCAGAGTCAGCGCCATTCGGTAGCGATACACACGGCCAGCTCTTCCGTACTGCTGCGTAGCTGAGGCAATCGTATTCGCCCTCAAAGATAACCAGCATCTTGCCACCGTTCCACTTCTCTTGCCCGAGAAACGTATGGTCAGGATTGGAGCCGTGTTGGATAAAACTCTTGTTTGGTTTACGAATCTTGTAACCAGTGAGACGACGGTCTTTGTCGTAGATGGGCCAGAAGTAAGCCTTACTGTCGCCATAGGTACCCTTGAAGTACCCAAAGAACTTGCAATCAGTCTCCGAGATCCCCCGACTTGGGATGGCTTCATAGGAACCAATGATCGGGTCGATTTCATGGGACTCAGTTTGGACAGGGACAGACATCGGAAACGATGAGGAAGGAGAAAGGTGATAACTACAACCAGGGGTGAAGCAGTGCTGTCCCCCATCGTCGTAGACAGCAACGTTGTCGCGTGATCCACACCGTGGGCAGCTTGATCTGCCGACAACGCGAGACATAAAAAGACCTCCAAGGGTTTACTCCCCTGGAGGCCTAGGTCCTTTCTCTATGTCCGATCAGACTATAACAGAGTCCAATCACGAGGTAGAGAAGGTCCCTCACACCAGGGGACATTGTACTTGTCGCACCAGTCGGCGTAGGAGCTTTTCCCGCCTTTACTGAGCTTTTGATGCGGTTTTTGCAGAACCATTCGGATGTCCACATCACTGTGCTGCTCTTTGAACAGCTTGATGAGTCTCCGATCTTCTGCATCGAAATAGCCTTTGACCTCAAGGACAACACCGTTGCCCAATACGAAGTCAGGGGTGTAGCTCCTGGGAATCACAAGGTTGTACTTGCGTTGCTCATACTCCCAATACACCCCGTTCTCCGTGAGATCCTCTGCTACACGACTTTCAAAGCCCGAACGAAAACCGTCAGCTTGGCGTTTGCCGTACTTGTGGAATCGTCGGGCCACTTACTCAAAAGTCAGGATCTTCGCCAGACACAGTAGCAAGTTCTTTCAGATTTGGCTTGCTCTGTTTGAAGCCAGTTTGCTTCTTGAAGACCTTCTCAACGTTGAAGTCTCCACTGTCGCTACCGACGTAGGTCACGGCTTTCAGCACTTGGATGGCTTTAGGGCACAGCCGAAGGCCACCACGGCTCGACTTACGGGGGATCTTGGTGGATTGGCAAGCCACAAGGACCTCAGTGCCCACAGAGAGCTTCAGATCCTTTGCAAGGGGGTTCAGCTCGCTGTCCACCACAGGCAACGGGAACTCACCGTAGATGGGCTTAGCGGTCATCTTGACCAGCAACGAGCCATCTTCATTGGCCTCGAACGGAGGATCAAAGAAGTTCTTCTTGCCGGTCTCATCACGGAACCAAGCACAAGCGTTGTCGTACAGGTCAGACAACTCATCCAACAGATCAGCCCCGTCTTCAACCAGGACCTTGATACGGAAGTCAGAGGGCTCACCCTGCCAGGTAGGCATCTCGTAGAAGTCAGGGACCCACCCTGTCAGCACACCTTGGATTTGCACGGTGTTGTGGCGTCAAAGGACCCACAGAAGGTACCTGCGGTGCATACGACCAAAGACCTAAGGGTGCCAGCTTTTAAAGTGGCCACTAATGATAGTAAAAACTTAGAACCCTCTTTACTTTTAAAGGGCCTTAAGTTACTTAAGGGTTTTAAGAGGGTTTCTTTTGTTGTTACCCT